GTAATAGGGATACGGCTCAAAGGAACACGACCAAATTGAGGATCATCAACAACAACAAAGTTGTCAAGTGCTTTAGCTGAGAACTCCCTAGCAAATTCATTGACAGGTGTGTTTGGATTATCCTGTTGTTTAACGTCTAGGTGAGGACCAGTGGAAGTAGGACCAATGCTGTCGGTAATGTAAGCAAGCGTAGGACGCATGAATGCCTGATTACGTGCAGGAGGAGCTGGGTTATAAGGTTGATCTACATTAACACCCATTTGCTGCATCACACGAATGATCTTACTAGGATACGCAGCTTCACCACCAGCATAGCCACCAGCTGCAATAGCTTCAATAGCCTGACGTGGTGTCTTAGCTTGTGCCAAACCAGGAGCATACCTAGGATCAGTCATGAGATTCATGAAGTCCTTAGCGGACTCAAGGGGAGAAGCATAGTCCCTCCAATAGGAACCGTTCTTCATTGTACCTTGACCAGGCCGTGCTTTAATGTTAAAGACGTTGTTCTTACCACTGGTGTACTTACCCCACCCACTCTCTAGTGCCCACATAGCAGCCATAACCTGAGGGAACTTAAACCCAGATGCAGTACCAAGTGCCTGTACATCAGCATAGCCACTATTACCTGTACGTACAGTAGCAGGGGCATTACCACTACCAATGATAGCAGTGTTAAGGCGGTCTTGAGTAAGGGGTTGATCTAGGATACGACGCAGTACAGGATCATTGATTTGATTCAGTTGATCCCTAAAGCCTGGCTTAACTTGTTGTTTAAGACCAGCAGCCTTAAGCTGTGCATTAAGGATCTGAATAGGAGTCATTCCAGGAACTGCCCTAGACAAATCAGTGTAGATCTGTGGGATAGAGATAGGCTTACCGCTAGCAATGCGGTTGTCAATATCCTTAAGTAGAGCAGGACTAGCCAGGACTTCAGTGTTGATTACATTACTGTTAGCACGTACCTTCTTAACAACCTCAGACGTAGAGATTACATCAATAGCAGCTGGAGCACCAGGATGCTTACCAGGTGTGAAAGCAGCATAGAAGGCTTGTGTTTGTCCTGTCTTTGCTTGAGAAGAAGCGATAACAGCAAACGCACCCTTCTTTGTCTCAATAGCAGTTAGAACATCCAGTCGTGCTTTATTGGCAGCAACCGCAGGTTCCATCGTTTTAGCATACTGCTTAAACTTCTGATTGTACAACTTAAGTGCATAGTCAGAAGCACCACGCAGACTGTAGTGAGCAGCACGGTTAGTACTATCACCAATCAGGTTCTGCTTGAGTGCATCACTAAGCTCAGCTTTGATGGTCTCTTGTTTGATACCAGAGTCAGACCGTTGTTGATCTAACTGCTGTGCACGTGTACGCCATGTCTCACGTACTTCAATAGGTACACCAGGTTGATCTACATCATCAGCAGTAAGCGTACCTTGCTCGTATTGTTCACGGAACTGTTTAGTCCAGAAGTCAGCATTCTGTTGCTCAGTAGTGAAGGCAAGGTATGCTTTAAGGCGATCAGTGTTGATACCTTTCGTTGCTGACTCTTTGATGATAGCTTGGAGGGTTTCTTCATTGGGATTATTGTTCTTTACCCAATCAAGAAGTTGATCCTCTTGACGCTTGTTCTCACGACGCTCTTGAGCTTCAATGAGTTGGAACTCAGCCTCCTGGTCCTTTTGTCGTGCATTGATGAGATCATCAACATCACGAGGGAAGCGATCTCTCCAGCTACCTTGATCTGTTTGAGCCTCACTGAGGATACGCTCTACATCAGCATCTGAATAACGAGTTGTATCACTAAGCTCTTTGAATAGCTCAGACTTAGCAGCTGCATTACCAACAGGGGTTACACCATCCTCTCTATAGCTTCGTGAGATGGTCCTAAATGCCTCTGTAAGGCTCTCCCCAGTCTTTGTACGTGATAGTGTGCTAAGAGCATCGTCACGCATCGTAGAGGATTTATTAACTACATCTGACTTCCTAGCTGATTCAATGAATGAGTTATAGGTTCCCCTCATCTTCATGAGAGCAGGTGCCATAAAATCAGCACTCAACCCAAAGACCCCATTCTCTTTCAGGAAGTCACCAAAGAGACCTTGCATAGCTGCAGTACGATCAGCTGCGGTAACAGCTCCCATCTCATCTAACTTAGACTGAGCATAGGCTGGGAACTCAGCAGTGATGATCTCCATGTGAGCCTTAAGACGACCGTAGTCACGTGCCTTATTACCAGTGAGTAGTCCTGTAACAACAGAAGGGTCTGCTCCCCTAGACTGGAATCCCTCAGCAATTTGATCTTGTGCTTCACCACTTTGCTTAAGCAGTGATTCAACGTTAGCTACTGATTGTTGGCGTTGAGGAGAGAGGCCACCAGTGGCAACCTCCATATACCCAGCCAGCATGTCAGACTCATCTTTAGCCTTACGGTATTCAGTTAGGCCTTCACTGAGTGTAGTACTGAATTTAGAAAGACTTTCAAAGACAGCTTCTGCGTTCTTACCACGCTGTAGCTCGCTTTGAATCAGTGTTTGAGCATTCTTACCAATAGCTTCCTGACGAGTCTCAGCAAGCTTCTTCTCCCACTGATAGTTTTGATCACGATCACGTGCTTCGATACTCAGCTTGCGCTCAAGACCTGCACCATATTCGTCTCTAACCTGTTTAATTTCCCTACGGTTATCTTCCATACCACGTATGATACGGTTGTCACGTTCTTGCATTCTAGCAAGACCTTCCGTAGGTGCTTTAATAGGATCGAAACCTATACTCCGGGCGTACCCTCTGTAACTTACTTGATCCATTTATACTTAGCGAATTGATTTAGAAACCAAAATCTAATGACATATTTCTAGCAAAGTTACTGGACCCCAAAGATCCAAGATTACCTGTACTAGGTGCTCCTCCTAGATTAAAGTTATATTTGCTACCGCTACCAATAGCACCAGCAATACTACTTAGACCTTGAGAAGCTGCTCCCATCCATGCACCAGCAGAAGATGCCATAGCACCTTTAATAGGTTTAGGACCGAAGTCAAACGCTTTAGGTTTACGCGGTTTGAGGTACTCAGCACGTGGTGTAGTGAGAGGCTTGGGAGGCTGAGGTAGGCGATCAGGACGAAGCATACGATTAGCTTCTGCTGCAAGGTCTGCACCAAACTTATCGTTAGCAATCTTACGTAGAGCAGCACCTGTGTCAGCCTTAGCACTCAACAGTGACTCAGCAAGGATTGCTTGGTTACGGCCTAGAGCAGCAAACTCAGCTTGCTCCATCTTCTCCGCACTCCTACCTTGCTGCCCTTTAACAGCAGCTACACCTTCTGACTGAAGAGCTTTGATAACAATATCTTGATTCTGGAAGGCCATCTCTTTCATGGTATCTTCCAGCTTACGGTACTCGGCTTCATTAGCGGCAGCTTGTGCCATCTGGTTGAAGGTAAGTTGTTGACCGTAAATCTTTTCAGACTTAGCATACTGCTTCATCTGAGAAGCATACTCAAAGTCTTGAATCTTTAAGTTATAGAGCCAGTCTTGAAGATTAGTGGCATCCTTAAAAGCACCAAGTGTCTCTTCATTCTTTTCATTAAGGCGCCATTGTTTTACACTTTGACGCCAATCAGCCATGGTGCTACGCTTACCGTAACGCCAAGACTGCATGTTGTACTTATGTTGCGCTTCTATGGCTTCATTTTGGGCATCAGCTTCAGCTTGCCCAGCTAAGCCACCAAAGACTGCACTACCGATGCCGAGAATTGCACTAAATGGATCCATTATCAAGACCTCCTATAGAAGCCAGGTGCATATTGTCCTTCCCATTGCATAGCCACAAGACTAACAGGGAATGGAGTATTTGAAGTTACTTTCATTGTATAGTTGTCTGGCCTTTGATAGATAGGAACTTTATAAACATAGGCATCACGGAATGGTGAGGTATTAGCTGAATAGAAATCAGCAATCTGTGCACCACCAATACTAGCCCATTCAGGTCTACTACGATCTCTGATACTAAAATAGATATCACCACCAAGTCCAGTATAGAATGCCATACGGGAAGTGGTAGTAACAGCAGTGAAGTCAACACCAGCTTGACCCATGCTATAGTAGTACCTAGGAAGGGTCATCTCCATGTTGTACTCGTAACCAATATAGATGTAGTTACCAGTAACATCACCAGGGATAGTGAAGTATGTACCACCACCATCTGATGCTAGTACAGCTACGTTAGTGTAACCAGATTGTGTACCAGGACTACCAGCTTTAAGTAGTCCAACAACAAACCTAATAGTTTTAGCTGTGTTGAAATAAGTCGGTAGGTATACTTTAGTGAGTGATGTGGTATTGCTATAGCTTGGTGCTGTAGGTGGTGCTGGAGATACCATGGCAGCATCAGTTACTTCACACCATGAATCCAGGTTAGGGTCTACAGTATTACCAAGGCTGTTAATAAGACCACCAGTACTAGGTGCAAGTACTAGTTTATGTTGAGTGATAGTATACCCCTCTGTACCACTAGTAAGGACATACAGTACATCGTTTTGAATAGCTGTATGGATCACATTAGAAGGCAATAGCCACCTTACCCATGCAGCCATTGAGCGCTCGTCTCCCTGCTCATAGAACCTATGTAGGTACATATAGGGCGACGTTCTACTAGAGGCTACCCACAGGCCATTCTGGGCACTTCCTACAGCGTCTGTGATACCTTGCGGCATCCACTCAGGAACAATCTTAGTTGTCTCTGTTACACTAGGTGTATCTCGCTGACCCCTAACAAAGATCTCAAAAGCTCTAGACCAGCTTTGGTTACGACTGACATAAAGTACAGTAGAGCCTAAGTCAACGGGCTTGAGGTAACGATCACATTCGTAGTTAGCAATAGTACTAATGGTGCAATTAGACGGTGTCCATGCACCATTCTCAGCTTCCATTAGAAACTGTTGGCTATCACTGAATAGCAGAAGACCCTGAGTAATAGGTACAACAGAACGTACAATAGCTGGTTTAATACTAGCACAACTGAGGTCAATAGGATCAGCAGCAGTTAGTGTAGTAGCTGATTTATGGTAGAAGTTATAGTAGTCTCCAGCTTGCGACATAGAGACATTATCTTCTGTTAGGAAGCCAAGCCTATTATTAAACAGGAAGATATCCTGGATGGTATTGTTGACAAATGAGGGATGACTATTAGAGTCCTCATCACCCACAAGACGTGGCTCCCACAGTAGAGGAAGGCTGTTAATGGTCTCTGAGCCGTCCAGGAAGGTGGCTCTAAAGGTCAACGGGCTTACACTAGTACGGATCAATGCAACAGGCATTGTAGCCTCATTGATGCCAGTGCTGACATTAGGTGCAATAGTCTCTTCCCAATAGCCCTTACCTTTATCTCCATCATCAGCAATAAACTTCAAGTAGAAGTCATCCTGGTTAGCGGAAGTGTTGTTGATTTTAACAACTTGGTTATGTTTAGCTTGATCAGGGAGACGTGCAAAGGTATCTACCGAATCCTGGAAGACACGAAGGTCTGTGCCTGTACTACCAGCAAAGCCGGACACATCTGTGTTTGAGCTAAATGTCAGGTAGATAGTATTACCAATGATTGTCTTTGTTGAAAATCCACTAGTGATGGCATTAGAAATACCAGTCATGATCGTGGAAATCAGCAGCTTACCAGAGTTAGAGGACGGTGCTGTGTACGTAAATGTCGTAGTGCCAATGGTGACACTATATACATTATCGTGTTCAACAGCAGTTACTACTATCGTAGCTTGTCTCTTAGGGTTCCACGTGGGAGCTGCCTTAGCAGTTACTGTCTTCTCACTATTGACTATATAGGTGAAGTCGTTGATAGTAAGAGTTTTGATACTACGGTAGTCAGTAGCTGCTAGATAGCTTTCAATAGATGCCTGTTTACCAGCTGGGTAGCTAACAGTAGCTGCTTGTCCAGTCAGCAGATTCCACACCCTAATGACGCCAGCAGAGGATACAGTAGCAATGTACTTCTCTTGGTTATCCCTGAACATGCTGAACCAAGCTGCTGTGTCAGCAGTGTTAGCTGTTATGCTAGCTAACCTACCTAAGAACTTGCCACCAGGTCGCTTTAGCATACCAAGTGTAATATCAGGATAGCAGTTCAGAGCATCTTTAACTTGACCCAACAGCATCTTCTCATCAGCCTGTTGGGAAACACCACCAATGAAGTTAGGTATACGTTGAGAGATTGCTGTCATCGTGCAAGAGCCTTAAATGGTTTATAGCTGTTATAGAATCCATCACCTTGTTTGAAGCCAAACATAGTGTAGTCACCTTCGTTGCACTCATACTCAAGACAGTTAGCACGTCTCCATGTTTCAAATGAAGCAAGAGCTTGGGTGAGATTCACGTCACCAACAAGACGAATGGCACAACGAGTAGCAGCGCGAGATGTGATGTAATCCCTAAAGACTTGTGGAAGATCAACAAAGTCGTAATACCAGACAACATCTACATCGTATGTCTTGGTTGTATCCCATACATCAGTATGGCCGATCTTATCATAGAGCCTACCGTTACGAATAACAGTATCGTAGCTACTATTAGCAACATTATCACTAAGATCTATTTGTAGCATACTACCAGTCATTGATAGATAGCCATTAGTATCAGGAGTAAGTGGGTATTCAACCTCTCGGTTAAATGTCCACCCCTCTGCCTGTACCTCCCGAGAAACCTGCATTAAGGTCTCATAAGCAATTGCAACTTCCGGGTTGATTACAGCTTCGACAGTGGTCCCATCCTCATAGGTGATGGTCTGTGCCTCGATGGTGGTAACAGGCGCCTGACCAATAGACGCCAGAATTTCATTAACAGCTTGTAGCTCAGCCTGAGCGTTATTGGTATACGGCATAATGATGACGTTATATAAGAATTAAAAAAAAGGGACCCCGGTGACGGCTAGTCGCCATCGAAGGATCCCCATATAAAGCAAATTAAGCAGCAGTACGGCTAGCGTCAAGTGCCGGAGAATCCGACTCAACACCAGAGTAAGCAGTACGAAGACACTGAGTCTCCGAGAACACAGCAGAAGCGGTGCTAGTGCCGTGAGTGCGTGCTACAGAGCGACGAACAGCGTGGTTGTCAGAGACAGCCAGGTTACCGTTATCAGCATAGGTAGAACCATATGCGCCAGTTACAGTGCGGGTAGCGAAGTTAACGTTACCAGCAACACCGTTACCACCAGCAGCAGTAGAAAGATTAGCCATTAGATAGTACCTCAGTTGGTATAAGAAACAGTGTCAACACGGAAGGTTGCACTAGTGGTGCCAGCAACGGACAGCACATCACCAACCCGATAACCATCACCACCAGCAGCAACAGTCTGACCAGTTACCACACCATCAGTGACAGTAGTGGTAAGAGTACAGCCAGTGCCATTGATGTTATCATCAGTGGTAGCTTTAGTGCCAGCAGTTTGACCCGTGCCACCACCAAGGCGGGTTACGGTAACAACCGTACCACCTTCACGACCAGGCTCAATAGGAGGACGCATGTAGGCAGTTTCACTAGTAGTGACACCTACACCGTCAACAAGTGCGAATCCCATTAGCTTTCTCCTTTATCAGGAGCGAGCCGACTGCAGCTCAATAGCAGCAGCGGGGTTCAGGGTACCGCAGCCCATAGCCAGACGACCAACGATCAGGTCACCCTGGTACATCACAGACACATCACCAGAGGTGGTCTGCACAGAGGGAGCAATAGCTTCCACAACGCCAGCAGCATCCTTGTAGTAGATCAGACCACAGTGGGTGCTGAAGTTACCGGAGTAGTCGTTGTTCTCACCGTTAACGGAAGACACGTTACCAGCCAGGAAGGGCAGGTTGTTGGAGCGCTTGATGGAGATACCAGCGATCTCATACAGACCCTCACCGCTGTTCAGGTTGCCCTGGTTGTTGCCATAGTCACGGTTGAGGATATTCGAATCGACCTGCGACACGAGTGCATAGTACTGACGCGGGGACAGTACAGCGGTACGACCTTGCTTGGGCAGGTTCTTCTCATCGAGAATAGAAGCAGCCTCGAAGAAGGCGTCAACCAGTGCTTGAGCATCATACTCTTTGTTAGCACCGAGTTGGATCACAGAACCGCCGGGCTCAGGACCAGGAGCGGCAGTGATGGGGTGAGCTTCACGAGCAGCCTTAGCGATCTGACGGAAGATCTTCTTGTCATATGCCTCAGCGAGAGCATAACCGATCTTCTTAGCGATCTCAGAACGCAGGCTGTAGTGAGCCAGAGTCTCATCAAGGTCATAAACGAACGCCGAGCTGATCAGCAGGTCGTCACAGACGATGGTCTTCTCAGCCACCGGAGGATCGCCAGAACCCAGGATCGGAGTGCCGGGCTCATGATATGCCGCCTCCATACGGCCGGTGAAGATAAACTGCATAGCTTTGCCGTTCTTGAGAGTACGGCTCTGCACAGTGCCTTTAGCGATAGTCGCGCCTTCATAGGCTTTGAACATCTCGCCAGAGAACAGTTTCAGATAGGTTGCGTACTTGGTATCATAAGCAGTACCAAGAGCAAGAGGGGTCGAACTAGTGTTATTAATCCGACCTACAGGAGTTACAAGAGTGTTAGCCACAATAGTTTAAGAGAGAGTTGTTTACGTAGTCCTCTCTAAGCGCTTAGAATTTTTGTTGTCATTTTTTTGATGTCGTCTCTCCGACTGTCATGACTAAGGGTATCGGTCGTAACCGGCCTCAGCCAAAGAAAAGGAGGTCCTACTCTGAGGTGCCTCCAGTCCAATTAGGTCCAGGCAGCAAGCGTACCAGCTTGTACCTTAGTACCTTTAGGGCTCATCTCAGTGAGCGTTTGATTAGCCTCACCATAGGCAGTTGCAAAAGCAGCAGAACCCGCAGTAGGGGTTACATACTGCACAGCAGCTACAGAGGAGACTTTAGGATCAAAACCAGTTGCTTGTGCCATGATTAACCAATGATAGGTGCAGTGTGTGTAGCAAGGTCAAGTGGGAAGTTGTGAGCATTACGTTCATGCATCACTTCAAAACCAAGACCAGCTCGGTTAAGAATGTCAGCCCAAGTGTTGATCACTTTCCCTTCAGAGCTGACAAGGCTTTGGTTAAAGTTGAAGCCATTAAGATTGAAAGCCATGGTCGAAACGCCCAGAGCAGCAAACCAAATACCAACAACAGGCCAAGCAGCAAGGAAGAAGTGAAGACTACGGCTATTATTGAAAGATGCATATTGGAAGATCAGACGACCGAAGTAGCCGTGAGCAGCGACAATGTTATAGGTCTCTTCCTCTTGCCCAAACTTGTAGCCATAGTTCTGCGATACTTCCTCAGTTGTTTCACGAATCAAAGACGAAGTGACAAGACTTCCATGCATCGCACTAAAGAGTGATCCGCCGAACACACCTGCAACACCAAGCATATGGAAGGGATGCATAAGGATGTTATGTTCAGCCTGGAAGACAAGCATGTAGTTGAAGGTTCCCGAGATACCCAAAGGCATAGCATCAGAGAAGCTTCCTTGGCCAAAGGGATAGATAAGGAACACAGCGGTAGCAGCCGCCACCGGAGCGGAGTATGCGACAAAGATCCAGGGCCTCATCCCTAGTCGATAGCTAAGTTCCCACTCTCGTCCCATGTAAGCATAGATGCCAATGAGGAAGTGGAACACTGTGAGTTGGAACGGACCCCCATTGTAGAGCCATTCATCAAGTGAATTAGCTTCCCAAATTGGGTAGAAGTGTAGTCCGATGGCATTGCTGCTCGGAACGACGGCTCCCGATATGATGTTGTTTCCATACATTAAACTCCCGGCCACGGGCTCTCGGATGCCATCAATATCGACAGGGGGAGCCGCAATGAATGCAATGATAAAACATGTAGCAGCGGCCAACAGGGTTGGAATCATGAGGACTCCAAAGTGGCCGATATAAAGACGGTTGTCTGTGCTGGTTACCCAGTTTAAATAAGAGTCCCAGGGGTTAACCTGAGACTTAGGTGCTGCAATAGCAGTAGTCATGAAGTTAATTAAGACGTGTTACTTTAACTCGCCCAACTCCAGAGGCAGTGAGACCGATAGTATCAGCCGCACCTTTACTGAGATCAAGTCCCCTACCATATACGTAGGGTCCACGATCATTGACCGTCACCACGGCACACCTCTTAAGACATACACGAAGTCGTGTGCCAAAGGGGAGTGTCTTGTGCGCTGCAGTAAGGCCGTTTTGATCATATCTAGAGCCACTAGCTGTAAGGCTCCCGTTGAATCCGGGGCCATACCAACTAGTGATCACTGACAGAGTAGTTAGAAGAGGGATCATAATAAGATAGCAAGGAACGTTTATATTTCCATCTACTCATTAAGGCTCAGCACTACTCGCTAGGGGCCAAGCCTCTCTAGTCAGTTACTTCTTTTTAGCTGTCTTAGCTGCTTTCTTAAATTGAGCAGCAGTAGGGGCACCAGGTGAACCAGGCTTCCTCATCTTCTCATCAGAACCAGCTTTGATGCGCATACGCTTAGCATGAATGTTAGCGTACAAACCAGGCTTAGCCATTTAACATTTCCACTTACGGAGGGCTAGTGCTTTGCGAGTAGGTCTACCCTTCTCGTCTTTCATCGGTCCCTTCACACCACCCATACGGGCACAGAAGGAACGCTTACGTGGTCCTCCTTCAGGCTGTGGAGCCTTGAGGTTAGAGCCAGTAGCCTTGTTGTATTTAGCACGACCGGCAGCCGTAAGGCCACCAGTGCGTGATTTGTGAACACCAATCTTTAGGCTGACGTTACTTTTTCTTTGTGCCATTTCCTTTATGGCCCTTTTTACCGCAAGACATTAGAATACTCCAGGAATGATTTGACCAGTTACGATATAAGCGCCAATAGCAGCCACAAAACCAAGCATAGCAAGGCGGCCATTGAGGAGTTCAGCACGTTCGTTATGAGGCACAGTGTAGGATTCGTCGGTGTACATGGTGGGTTCTTTAGCGAAGATGTTAGTGTCGTTCATCAAAATTCAATGTTGGATCGTTCCAGTTTATCTGCTACATCAGCACGGTAGGCTGGATCCTTATCATAACGAGGGTCGCTCATTGCTGCCACTAGTTCAGCTTGTGAGCGGAAAACATCACCAGTATTGCGAGGGGCATTACCAGTAAGCATCTCACCATCATAACCAACAGCATCTTGATAGCGTGCATTCAATGCTTGAGCAGCAAAGAACATAGCAAGAGGATCACCGCGATCCATAACAGCATCATACATAGCCACCTCTTGCTCAGATAGATTTTGACCAGCCCATTGAATCATGTTCTGGTATTCAGTACTACCACCAACTGACTCTTGGATCTGTTCAATGTCATTAGAAGTAGCTTGTGGTGTTTGAGCAGAACCACCTTTCTCAAGGAACATGTTAGCCACATCAACAGGGTTCATGCCCTCTACTTTACTAACAAGTTCAGGGTCCCACTCACCAGTGCGATAGGACTCCATGATAATATCATAGAGATCAGCTCCCTCCTCTTCGGGCGGGTCCTCCTCTTGTACTTCCTCAGTAGCTTCTTCTACCTCAGGTTCTTCCTTTCCACTAAGCCGTTTCTGTAGCTCAAGGTAACCACGCTCCAACTCCTCTGCTGACTTGTATTTACCAGCAAGTAGTTGTTGCTCTTGTTCAGCTAGCTTCTCACCAACTGCCAGAGAATCAAGCTCTTCAGCAGAGAACTCACCCTCTGCTTGCTCATACGGATTAAGTGTAATTTCGTTTGCCATTTGCTGTGATAACGGTTAGATTTCCAAGACCTACAGTCTTAACGAAATCGGGGGAACGACCGATGGTGGGTTCACCTACCTTAGTGCGCTTCATGTAAGGTGCAGCTTCAGTAGGTTGATCATCAACTGTGTCAACCGAAGGGACTTCCTCCGGGGATGTTGCTTTCTTGTTCGATCTCTGGGATCTCGTTGGTGTTTGTTTGTTCATTTGATCCATTCAATAGTTGTGGATTCTTTGTAGGATCCATCAGTGGAGCTTTAGCCATGTTAGGTGCTTGCTTGAGTTGCTCCATTTGCATAGCTTGCTGTTGAGCTGCCTGCTGTTCTTGTTGTACTTGACTCATGGACTTAACCAGGTTCAGTACATCGATGCCTTGAGCAGCAGCAAGACGCTTAACAGCTTCATCTACATTAAGGTAAGTACCAAGAGCTTCAGGTCCAAGTGTCTGTGCAATAACAGTGAAGAACTGAGTTAGTGACTCTCGATCCTGTCCTCTACCAAGTGCATTGATACCAGCCACAATAGTAGGACGTACAAGATCCTTTGGAATACGTGGGATCTCTTGTGTCTTCTGTAGTACAGAGAGCTTACGGTTCAGGTAAGGCACCAGGAACTCAACAGTGAGTAGCGAGAATAGGCCACCGAGCTGTTGCTCTAGTTCCATCTGAGTCATACGCACTTCCTCAGCTGTAGTGCGCTCACTGTTCCTTACATTAAGGATGAGGAATGCTTCACTGAGACGACGTTCAAGTACCTGTGCCATCTCCATAGCAGTACGGAAGTCAGCTGTCTTACCAACTTGCACAACAGAGATGTCATCAGGACGACCCTGAATGATGGCTCCGTTGCCCGCAGCAGAGAGTGTCTGGGGCTTGGTAGTACTAGAGGGGGATACGGTAAAGACGACCTTAGCGGCGACTGCAGAGCCCTCTACGAGTGCTTGCATAAGTGCTTCCAAGGAGCGTAGGTCACCGAGGAACTCCTCTACCCTACCACGTCCAAACGGCTCACCATCAACTACATTAAACCGTAGGACCAACCAAGGGTTAGCATCAAGAGGTGCCTTACCTTGTGAGCCAGGAATGATCTTATCAAATACTTCTTGGTGCCATATAAGACGATTGTTGTCTCGTCGTACATGTGTGTAAACATCTACGTCCTCCTCATTATCAGCTCCATCCTCACCAGGTGAGTTAACAGGAAGGCTGGTGTTAATGAGTGGTGCAAGTAGTTTACGACTGATGCGTTCACGTGTAACGATCTCTAGGATGTCACCGTTACCATCTCGATCTACGACATACCTGTTCAATGGATACAGCTTAAGCCCCTTAGGACCCATGTAGATAAGCGCATTACCACCAACCACCAAGTGTTTAAGAGCTTGGTGTACGGTAACGCGATCACTTGATGCTGCAATGATTTCCATGACCGACCTCTCCATCTTAGCGAAAGAGATATCAAGGTCTGATCGTGCTTCTGCTGGAAGATCTACACCGATCTTTGAATCATCAATCTGTAGTTTAAAGAAGCTGGTTTGAGGAGGAAGCAATGCAAGCATCAACTTGGATGCAAGAGTTACTACGCCTTTAGCGCCAACGCTTTGCCATGGTGTAATCAACTTTAGATTAGTTGAACGTCCTACATCATCATCCTGTTGGATAAGAGTAGGTAGTGTCAACTGGGAGCACTGTACAGCTGTATCTAGAAACGTGGAACGATACTTACTTAGATAATCGTATCTTGTTTTAGCTGACATTACATACCGCCTCTAAAAGAACCAACTGGGTTTACTCGTGTTGATCCACCCAAGGTCCGTGCGTTACGAGGACCTTTACTCCGGCTACTACCCTTTCTACGGAAGCCGGTGCTCCAATTAGCTAGATCGTAAGCAGATTGATTAGCCAGTGCATCCTGTTCTGCTGCGTTTGGAGGAGCAGGAGGAGCAGGAGGCTCTTGGGGAATAATAGGATTGTCGTTTGTGTTAGTTTGATTTGTGTTACTTGGATTAGCCCATGGCCCAGGACCAACGCCGGGAGTTGTTTTGGTAATAGGCATGTTAGTTGCATCGTATGGACCTGCGCCAGAGGTACCTCCTGTGTACTGTTGACCAACACCCCTAACAGTCTGACGACCGCTTGGCATCAAGTCCATACCACGTGGTAGGAGTGTGCGTTCCACAGCGGGAGTCATCGATTGCTGACCACTCTGTGGATTGATGTAACCACCAGTAGCCTTACTGCCAACCATGCTTTGAAGCGTTTCACCAATCTTACCAGTGCCAAATGTTGATGCACCGAGTCCCAGGAAGTTGTCATAGCCAGGAGCTGCTTTGCTGGCTTCCCTGATCAGCATGTTAGCTGCACCAGAGTTCAGATTGATACCAACGCCATCATTCTTCTTGATGTTCTGGTTAATCTGATCAAGCTTTTGAATTATAGCTCCGCTGGACTTACCAGAGTCCTGAGTGATCTGCTTGATCTCTTGTTTTGTAATACCACCTGTACCAGCCTGACGGATAGCCTGACTGAGTGGCACAGGTGCAGGCTTTTTGTTTTGATTATTTGATTGATTACGAGGTGCCATTGTTCTCTTCGTTGAGTTGGTGTTGAATCCACTCGACCACAGAACGTTGGCCAGAGCGGTACATAATTAATGAGTGTGAGTCATCCGGGTGGGGATTAAGTGGTGGGAAGTTCTCCTCTAGTTGTGTTAGAAGAGTAGTAAGCTGGAGACCGTGTGTCTCAAGCGTATTGAGGAAGATTGGGGTTGGCATGTTCAAAGAACGCTGGCATACGTGCACGTTTTGTATCAGAAAGCTCAGGAGCCTTCCCTTCATACATCAAGCGATCACTTGCATCTAGCCAAAATTTTTTGTCCAAATATTTATAGGTAGACGCTTTCAAAGGTGTCATAACCCAATTGATAGTAGCCTTACGTAGCTTGTCCAGGGAAGGGCTGATTTCCAACCCCATCTCCTTACACACAAGACTGTTAGCTGCTACATGGACTTGCTCATCTCGGCTGATGTCAGCGGATACGGTCCTGAGACCAGCGTCACCATTAAAGCGGAAGAAGGGGAGTAGTACGAAGAAGATTGCACGCTCGGCAACCAGTGCTTTAAGGACTGTGTGATCAGGATGCGCCGTCCACGCATCTCTGAGTCGCTTTGCTTCGGCTTCAGCAGTTTCGTCAACACCCAAAGCATTGGCGATGTAACCGAGAGCCAGGTCGTGGTTTTCTTCGTCTTTGACATTAGATCGGAGCAGGTCTGCCGATAGGCTTGGAATTTCACTAAGGGCATCTTGAATGAAGCTACCAACGGGGAGTTCCATGTGTCGCATAGCGAGCGCACGGTAGATCGTTTCTTCGGCACCATCACGAATAGTTCCAGCAGTGGTTTGAACAGGAGTCCAGGTACGCTTACGTTGTTGTAGTTTTTGATAAGGGTTCATTTTTGCTTGCGTAATAAGCTTTACAGCGTGTAATTGCATCATTCAGTTGAGCCCGTCTGCGGATAGACAGGTACGGAAGAATTTTTTCGGCTAATGCGATTACTTCGTCCTTTTTCGCAAGCTGCCAAATCCAAGTTTGTTTTCGGCCAGGAAGTAACTTGCGACGAGGATTCACTTTGCCACCGAAATACTTTTGTACGGTGTTAATAGTGTCTTCATCGGTCATATCAATTCGTAGGGACAACGAAAAGTAGAAACGGCCATTATCTTTGTTTTGATAGTGTCGGCCTTGAACGCTACCCTCTCCTTCATAAAGTCCCGTAAACCAGAAGAGAGCCTGTTCGTTATTCATAAATTATTCTCCGCAGTTGCAGTCAGGGGCGTGGTTGTTAATAATAGAATCTAAATAGTCATCTACTTCGTCTTCGTCAAGGGCTGAGTACGCAGATGTTTTGTCTTGCGTATCGCTCATCACTTGGAGTGAGTAGTAAAGAGATGTTTGGGGGCTATCCAGCCACTCCTCAATAAATTGCTCATCATAGGTGATCACATCCGACCAACTATTGAATGAGTAACCATGAAGAAGTCCCGTCTTATCGAGCATACGGACAATCTCATCCGCAACTCGTTTGTAATTCTCCCAGCCAACTTCAGAGGCGATCTCTACATCACCATAGTCGAAGCTCTGGACGCCAAAGGTACCGCTGTCACGATCTACTTGGCGGGCAATAGGAGGAGCGATCTCAGGACAGGTAGTATACCCGTCCAGGTCCTTGTAACGATAGCTGCAAGATGCTGTAGGTGCAATAGCAAACGCACGGTCCATCTTGTTGATACGGGCGGTGTGTGCTGCTGCAGTGACACCAGCATTGATCTCAGCTGCAAGGATATGGGCAGGTGTTTGTGCCATCTGCCCGTCATTGATGTCCTTTAGAGCCTTACCAAACACTTCATAAGTGATACCATAACGCCTCAGAAGGTTGGCAAGTCCCAGCATTCCGAGACCAACTTGGCGATCTGTGCTTGAAGGTAGGTATTCTCCGCTTTCGCCAACATTTGTTTTTCCGTGAAGGCTGCACAGTTCGGACATTCCGTGAACGAACGCACCTTGAATGTCATTGAGTTCACATCCGCCGAGGTTGACATGTTGAAGTAGACAGGTACCCCGGCTTGGGAGATATACTTCCAAGCATACGTTACCCCTGATTCGATTTCCATTCTTGTCTACCTTTGTTTTGTTGAGCCAGATGTCTCCCCTTTTAATGCCATCAAGGAGAGCTTCTTTGATTTCAGGTGCAGTAGTTTCCCACCAATGCTTGTTAATGTTAATGCAGCGCTTAACCCAAGGAAGCTCAGCCCGAGAAGCAGTAATAAACTCAAGCACGTCAGGGTGATTAAGGTCCAAGTGGAGAACCACAGCGCCATTCTTGTACACACCCCCACGTCGAAGGATCTCGTTTAGCGTTGAGTAGATCTTGGCAAAAGATACGGGGCCTGATGCAACCAAGCCTTTATCATTCTCCTCTCCTCGTGGCCGGAGTTTAGATAGATGGACTGCAACTCCCGCTCCATAGCGCAGAGCGTGCGAAACAAATCGCCAAGATGCTTCGATTCCATTAGGACCCTCCATGGTGTCCTCTACAACAAATACGGTGCACGACACAGGAAGTCGTGAGGTAGGATCATCGATCCAGGATTGAACACGCCCAGTACGGGCAATGAGGTCAGTGGACATATCAGACAAGATCACTAAGGTTTGGTGGTTGATAGTTAGGACCCTTGAGGACTTTACCATCCTCTCGGTAAACAGGTTCTCCGTCCTCCCCAAGCTTACTCATATTGCTTCGGTGGACACGGTTGAGAGCTTCATCAAGATCCCAACCAAGGTTCTCTGCATATTGATAGCAGACATATACAAGATCAGCTAGCTCTTTCAGGCAATCAGTAGCGTTAACAGTGAAGCCAAGCAGTAGCTGATTCTCAGCGTCAAGGAACTCTTTGAACTCCTCAACGATCAAAGTCCGCTGCATAGTCCGTGAAGCTGGACTCGTACTGTTCTTGACCCGGAAACTTTTCCTGAACTCCTTTGATTGGACGCTGATGAATGATTTCGCTTTCAAGCTCATTTTGAAGATAGTGGATTGCTTTTTTAAGATCTTCTACTTTGCTGTCTTTATACCCAGCACGGCAGATGTATTTAATGGCATTGCCAAGATGGAAGTTCAGTCCTTGATCTCGGATGAAATCCCAAACTTGAATTGATCCCCGCTTGTAGTAGTTGGGACCTGTGGAATTTGAGTCGGCCATTTCTTGACTAGGTTAGATACTGTGTTGCAGAGAGTAAAGTTTTGGCGTTGTAAAGCCATGAAGATGGTAATTACATCCTCTAGCTTTGTCTCAGGATCACGCAGTGCATTCTCAATCTGTTTGAGTTTGAACTGCTGCTCCATCGTTAGTTCCAGTACTGGGGCTGGGAGACCAAAGTCTTGGTTCTTGATTGGTGAAATCATAGTCATCACATTGTAGAATCTTAGCAAGGCGTGCATTCATAAGAGCTACATCTTCTCCAAGATCCTTCTCAGCGAATGCCTTTACTACTGTGTCCCATGTATATCCTTCCTTCTCAAACAGAGCAACAGCACGCTTGATACCAATACCAGGTACACCAGCATAGCCATCTGTTTGGTCGCCAGCAAGTGTTTGGATGAGGTGCCATCTACGGCCCTCCTCAGGCTCTACAGTGGTCACTCCATCAGTGAGGTCATAGAGGTCCCCAGGGATCTGTCGCATGTCCTTGTCAGGGCTGCAAATGATGTGTCCTAGCTCTTTAGTGGCGTAGATACCAAGCGCATCATCAGCCTCTAGTGTAGGCATCACAACAACTGGATACTCTTCCTTGAGTTTGTTGATGACCCTTTTGTAGCCGCACGGCTTCTTTCGATTTCGATGTCCTTTATACGCTGGATCAATAGATTTACGAAAGTTGACAGAATCAGAAAAGAACAGAATAGAATCGTCAAAGCATCCAAGGTCAGTTGCGATGTTGTATAACTCTCGCTCGACATACTCGTATGCTTCTTTGAAGTTGGAGGTGACAACGATGAGGTCTTCTCC